GCATGCAAATGGTATCCGGCAGGTATATCTCACAGTGAAATCACGCAGTATGTAACTCAGTACGCACGATTTGGTCGTACACGGCAGCACACTGCACGACGATCCCGCCGAGATCGTACGCCGTGCAGAGATCTTCGAGAGTGCTCATGCGGGGAGCCTTGGCGTACAGGAAGATCTCACTGCCGGTATCAGCAATGAGGGTGCCCACGCCGCAGAACTCGAGCTCGTTGACCATGCGAGTGACCTCGCCGTCATCGTAACCGAACATGCTCGGACGAAGAGGGTTCAGGAGCAGGAAATCCTGGCGGTTGATCGGAGCGGTGGTAGCGCTAGTGACATTGGCGGTGGTAGCGCTAGCGACATTGTCGGTGGTGTTCACAGTGAAATCTCCGTTGTAGAGGCCGTTCGGCCCGATGCGGTTGGTGATGGTGAAGTCAGTCATGATGTTACCCTTTCAGTGCCTCTTGGCGTTCAGTCACCTCTCGTTTCCTCAGTTGATCCTGCATGTGGCACCATACCATCTTCTGGATGATGTGATCGATCCAGTATGTCTCAGGTGTACAATCGTCCGCCCATCCCAGGCTGTGTGCCATCCGGCTCACCTTGCACCATGCATCGGCTTGCTCTTGCTGTATACTCATCATGCTCTCCTTAAGCGTTGAACGATTGAGGACGATCTTCGTTGTCGATGATGGCCATCGGCACGTAGTAGGACGGACCACCACCGTTGTTGGTAATGTCAACGATCAGGAACCAATCGTCGTCCATCGGCTCGGCCACATCGAACATGGCACTCTTCGCGAGCAATTCGCGGTATTCCTCCTTGGTCTCAATGACGTGGACATCTCCTCCGAGTGACCACATGAAGGGTTCGTCGTAGTCGCCCTCGAAGAGGATCTTCTGGAGATTGGCAGAGATGACCGGGTAGGCGTCGCTCAGGTCACGATAGTTGGTGAAGGTCAGCATGATGTGTTCTCTCTTGGGTAGCGAGCTCTGCGAGCCCTGTGGTTGGTTGGTTGGTTGGTTACAGGTCTTGGATCGTGAAGATGTCGCTCGTGCGAGTGCTCAGGAAGGCTTGTGCATCCGCGTAGTAGATGAATTGAGCCACGATGCGGTTGGTCTCGGTGTTGATGACACAGAAGTTCATGACAGGTACCTCTTGGTTGGTGGTAGATTGGCGAAGGTATGAGCCTTCTAGAGCGCCATAGACCACCTATGACGCTCATGTGGGTGATTACTCGACCGTAGTCGGCGTCAGACGACGCTATAGAACCACTTGTCGGGTGAGAAGCCACCGGCAGCCTTGAAGCTGACAGCCTGCTTGCTCTTGCCGATCTCTTGCAGCTTGCGCCACAGAGCACGACCATGCTCGATCGACGGCAGGAGCCGAACACGGCACTCACGGAGATTACCGTCTGAGCAGAACACCTTGATGCTCTTGGTCGTGTCATCGAAGTGCATGGCCTCGATGGTGACTGCCTTGGACACGCGATCCTGACCCTTGCGGCTGGTGTCGAATGCCTTATGGCGCTCCGCTGGCTCGGACTTGGTGCTGGTGATGTTCATCGCGTAGTTGACGAAGGAAGGGGCGAAGGAAACGCGAGCTTGTGCCATGATGATCCTCATGTTAGGCACACCTGAGACGGTCAGGCACCGAGAACACCTTTGGTGCTCTGGTATGGACTCAGAGAGCCCATAACCAGAACATCACAGACGCGGATCACCCATGATCCACATAGCGATGGTGAGGATACCGTACACGACGGCGTTGGTGATGAGATCGAACATGATCGCTCCTTAGATGAACAGGTTAAAGAACAAGCCGGCCATGTAGCCGACACAGAACGACAGACACACGAGAGCGAAGTGCATAACGCCTCCTTGGTAAGCACGGAATGTGCTCAGGTGAGGGCCGAACCCTCAACCGAGAACACTCTACCAGAAGCGAGCGAGCAGGTAGGCAATCACCTGCTTGATATCATCCACGACCTTGACATCGGGCCAGCTGGTGTTGTGGACCTCGCAATTCCCGGCTTTGAAGCCGTGGTGCAGCTTACCGTCCTTGAAGGTCAGGAGGATGCTATGACCGTAGATGCGGCACTGCATGACGCCATCCGCCGTGATGTGCCACACCATCTCCTTGTTGATAGCGAAGTAATCGTCCTGCCGCTTCAGGCAGTATGCGATCGCGTTGGTGAGAGCGATGTTGCGACCCTCATCGTCGTAGTCGCAGAGGAAGAGGTCGGCAGCGTTGGTGTGGAAGGTCGTGATCATGGTAGGACTCCTTGGTAGACGGGCAACAGCACCCAGAGAAAAGTTAGGGGGCTACGAAAACAGAAGACCCCTAACCAACAAACAAACAATCCTTTTCTCACAGACAGAGACTGACCCATAGGGAAAACCGGGGTAGTTCTTCTCCGAAAAGAATCCTGGCAGGAAGTTCCTCACACCGACTGCCGGTACCTACTAGAACTATTCCTACTAGGGAAAACCCACGTAGTGCCCTCCCCAGTACCAACCCCAAGGATCCTCCACCAATGGCCAAATCGACAGCAGCACAGAAGCTAGACCTGCTCCGGGAGATCAAACGGCGTGAAAAGCTCGCTCTCTACAAGACCGACTTCGCCAGTTTTGCCACCGAACAAATCAAGATTCTCCCGAAGGACTCGTCCAAGGGATTCATCCCGTTCTCCTTCAACGAAGCACAACGGATCATCAACACCAAGATCGAAGAACAGCTGAAGACCACGGGTCGCGTCAGGGTAGTCATCCTGAAAGCTCGTCAGATGGGTATCTCTACGTATACCACTGCACGAGTCTTCTGGAAGTCGTACTTCAATGCGTACAACAAGTCGGTTGTCATGGCCCACGACAGCGCCACATCCGATGCCCTCTTCAACATGTCACGGTCTACTATTGACTACATGTCCGATGAGTTCAAACCAGAATTCAAGAAGTCGAACGCCAAAGAGATCATGTTTGAACACAACGATTCGGGCTATCGACTCTATACTGCCGGCTCTCCTGAAGCTGGTCGGGGTACTACTCCAACTATTGCGCACCTATCGGAAGTAGCTTTCTGGACTCACGATGAGAAGATCCTCGCCGGTCTCTTCCAAGGGATTTCTCAAGCGGACGGTACCGAAGTGATCATCGAGAGTACGGCTAACGGTGTCGGCAACTCCTTCCACAAGCTCTGGACGGATGCGGTCAACGGAGTGAACGAGTATCTACCCATCTTCGTTCCCTGGTTCCTCATGCCTGAGTACCGGCGGAAGGCTCCGGACGGGTTCACCCCGACGGATCTCGAGAAAACCATGGCCGAGAAGCATGGACTGGACAACGACCAACTCTACTGGCGGAGACTCAAAGTAGCCGAAAGTGGAGAGAGCAAGTTCAGACAGGAATACCCGGCGAGTCCGGAAGAGGCTTTCATTGTGTCGGGTTCTAACGTGTTCAACACGGAGAAGCTTCAGGCATTGATCCCCCAACCGATCCTGGCTTCCAGGGAGTTCGATCAGGAAAGCAACGAGTTCAAGGATGCACAGAGAGGTGGACTACACATCTACCAGTATCCACACTTCGAGGATACCTTCGTGATCGGTGCGGATACCTCTCTAGGCGTGGGAAGAGACTACAGTACAGCTGTGGTCATGAACAGCCGAAAACAGATCGTTGCCCTATACCGGAACAATTACATCGATCCATCGAAGTTCGGCGACCTCCTGTTCTACCTGGGCCGGTACTTCAACAATGCGCTCCTCGCAGTAGAGTCGAACAGTATGGGTATCGCTACCCTGAACCGGCTGGTACAGATGAACTATCTGAACATGTACTACCAGACGAAGATCGCGAACATCAGCAAGGAAGAGTCTACCCGGATGGGATGGAGGACCACCAGTGCCTCCAAGCCTGCCGTGATCGGCTTCCTGAAGTCGGCTATCGAGAACGATGAACTGTGGATCCCGTCCCCGATCATCATCAACGAAATGTTGACCTACATTGCTACCGCAGAAGGTAAGACCGAAGCCATTCCCGGCGGGAACGACGATACGGTGATCGCTACGGCTATCGCCCTCGAAGTACTCCGTACACACGGTGACAGACTTACTACGAACCGAGTACCCTTCGGGCAGAAATTCGGATCAACAGCAGTGAATTATCAAGAGCCTGTTTGGCTATAAAACATCTTTCAGAGGGATACAAATATGTCTTATGAAGAACAGCAAGCAATACTTCGTCAACTGCAACCGGCGGTAATATCGCCCAGATTTCCGGTTTCATAACACCGACTGCCGACGGTAGTGTCATCGCCCGTTTCGCATCTAAGGTTGCCTCATCAGCCATCGTCGCTAAGGCAGGTAGCTTTGTTGACTACGCAGCCCTCTAATATGGAAAGCAAATGAATACACCCTTCCTAAACGACAAGCAGTCCACCCAGGGCATCAAGAAGTTTATCAAACCCCCGACGCCCGCCAAGGTTACCGGGGAACAACCCAAGAGTAGGGCCGGCGGTGCCGGTACCCCCGGTAATCGGATTCTCCCGATCCGTGGACAATAAGAGCTAAGACGCTGCTCATACCTGACTGAATGACTGAATGAAAGGCATATAGCATGCATGACTACCAAGAACCGGTATCAGACGAACAGGTAATCTCCCTGATTCAGTCCGGTATCATGAACAGCGTCGGTGACTGGCTGAACAGCGCCGACATTGCCCGTGAACGGCAAAAGAGCACCTACGAGTACGGCATGATGGCTGAAGGCCACCTCCTGCCACAAGGGGTGTCCCAGATCGTTTCCTCTGACACAGTCGAAGTGGTGGAAGGTTACCTTGCCATCCTCTCCGAACTGTTGATGAACAACAACAAGCTCGCCAAGTTCGTTCCTTCGAAGAAGACCCCGACCAGTCTCGCCGCTGCCAAGATGGCCGGTGACCTGCTCGACTACGTCGTCTTCAAGCAGAATGCGGGCTGGAACAAGCTCAGTACGTGGATGAAGTCTGCGCTGATGTGGAAGAACAGTATCATCCGTTGGGGCTTCGTCGAAGACTTCGAGTACAAGTTCGAAGAGTTCGAGGAGATCACCCAAGAGAACCTGGACATTATGCTCGCCAGTGAGGATGCGGAAGTTGTGGGTGGCCTCGAATACGAACCTTCCATGATCAATCTTCCTGACGGCACTCAGCAGATCGTGAATGTGTACAAGGATGTGCGCATCCGCCGGAAGATCGACAAGAGCCGGATCAAGATCGACAACGTCCATCCAGAGCTCTTCCGTATCTCTCGTGACGCCCACACGATCGAAGATGCTCCGTTCGTGGCGGTACAGTCAGAGATGACCCGGAGTGAAATCCGGAAGTACTACCCTGAGAAGGCCAAGGACATTGACTGGGCCGAAGTGGGTGACGGTGCCACGAACTTCCTGCAGAAGTACAACGAAGAGCGGGCTGTCCGTAAGAAGCTCGTCGGCGAAGAGTACTACCTCGTCGGTCGTTCACGCGAAGTGGACCTGGACGAAGCTTCCCGTACGGTGAACGTGACGGAGAGTTGGCTGCGCTGTGATCGTGACGGTGACGGTATTGCCGAACTGAAGCACTTCATCACTGCCGGCAAGCACATCCTACTCGAAGAGGACGCTGACTACATCCCTCTGGCCGTTCTCTGCCCTTTCGAAGTCCCGCACGAGTTCCACGGCCTGTCAGCCGCCGACATGATTCGTCCGACGACCCTGGCGACCACCGCTGTCCTGCGTGGCTTCGTCGAGAACGTCTACCTGACGAACTACAGCCCGAAGTTGGCCGACCCGAACGTGGTTGACTTCTCTGCTCTGCAGAACATGAAGCCGAAGCAGCTGATCGCTACGAACGGTAACCCGAACAATGCAGTTGCTGCGATGACTCCTGACACAATCAGTCAGGGTACCGTACCGCTGCTGGATACCATGCAGCTGCACAAGGAGCAAGCCACCGGACTATCCAAGGCAGCTCAAGGTCTCAATGATACGTTGTACGTGTCGGGTAACTCCGAAGAGAAGATGCAGCGTGCTATGTCTGCCGCCCAAGTGCGGATTCAGTACATGGCTCGTCGCTTCGCAGAGACCGGCTTCAAGCAACTCGCTACGGGTATCTACAAGATGATCCGCGAGAAGATGGCCGGCAAGAAGATCAAGTTTACCGACTCCAAGGGTGAAGGCTTCGAGATCGATCCGGCCACTCTTCCTGATGACATGGAACTGTGGGTCAATGCTGACGTCGGCGATAACGGCAACAGCAGCATGGTTCGCAAAATGACCCAGATTGGTAAGGACATCATCCCTGCCCTGAAGGAAGCCGGTGCCGGCGCTGTCGTGAACCCTGAAGCAGCTGCAAACATTGCTGCCAAGGCTATCGAAGCACTGGATCTGGATCCTCTAGAATTCATCGTGGACTACACGACCCCGGAATTCAAGGAACAGGCTCAGAAGGCTCGAGACGGTGAGGCTCAGGCGGCTGAAAAGCTGCGTGCCCTGGAAGAACAAGTTAAGAAACTGGACATTATGCAACGTGAGGCTACCATCGCGTTGACGAACATCCAGTCCAAGAACGCGATCCAGGACAACATGCGCCAGATGATCATCGCGATGGACACCCACCACCAGAAGTGGGCCGACCTCGTGATCAAGGCAGCCAAGGACGGTATCGACCTGAACCTCCTGCAGAAGCCGAACATCGAAGAGATGGTCAGCAAAGCATGGCAGTTCATCAACCAAGACGCATCCGCGCCGATCAACGCTCCGAAGGTTGAGATGGTGAAGGAAGAGCCTGCTGCGGCGATCATGTCGCAAGACGGCGCTATGCACTAACCAGCTAGTCGGCTCCTAATAGGAATCTTTTATCGGTTCCTATATCGAACAAAGGAAATATCCAATGACGGATAAGTTTACCAAGGGGTTTAAGGACAGAATTAAACCCCGAGTAGACTACGTTAAGGGCGAAGCAGTCAAGGAACCGTTCCGTGACGCTCAACTGGCCCTCCAACGTGGTCAATTCGCCACCAGAGAACGAGAAGAGTTCTTCAACGAGGCCTTTACTGACATCCTGACCGACCTGTTTGCACAGTGGGTCAAGAGTGAACCGCATTGTACCAAGGAAAGAGAGTTCCTGTACCACACTGCGCTCGCTCTGGGAAGTGTCAAAGAGAATCTCATCAAGCGGGAAACCCTTGGGAAGAATGCTGCGTTCATTCAGAAACCTCAGGCAGAGAACGAGGAAGAACCGACTGATGACTAAGACTCAACAAGCCCTTGATGTGCTCATTCGTGCGCAAGATCAACTGGTGAAGGAAATCGCTACCTGCGGTGAAGCAGGTGGTGTCGGCCGTGCGCAGAACTACGCGCCGGTACTGGTAAACATTAGCAATGCTTTGGCTGTCGTGAGCAAACTGGTAGAAGCTGAGGGCGCGACCCAGGCAGACCCAGTTCACGACCGTATGGCCGCTGTGCGAGCAGCCAAGCAAAACAAGCAGTTCGTTTAAGGATATTGACAGATGGCAATTAACACATTCGAGCACCTCTCTACCAACACTCCGGCGAGTAATGTCAGTTCAGCTGACTTCGCGGATGGCGATGACGGGATGAACGGAAACGAGTTGGCAGTTCCGAACTTTGATGACATTCTCAGGAACTCTCCTGCAGCCGAGATCCTCGGCCTGAAGAAGAGCGGAGAATCTCTACCAGATGACGGTGAGGACGTCCCAACTCCGGATGATACGGCGGATGAAGATCCCGATGCCGCCGAATCAGCCGAAAGCGAAGCAGGTGAAGATACCGGCGATGAAGAAACTGACGAAGGTGAAAGCGCGGATGACGAGTCTACCCAAGCTGAACTGCCGAAGGAAGAAGACATCGACTGGGAGTACAAGGTTCCCGTTACCATCAACGGTAAGGTGGAATACAAGACTCTGTCTGAAGTCCGTAAGGGTTTTGCGACGGATCAACACTTGTCTCAAAAGGGACGAGAAATCGGTGAACTGAAGAAACAAGTTGAACAGGAACGTGACGCGAAGCTCCAAGAGCTCGTGCAACTCGGTACTGTTCTTCACGAGGAAATCAGTGCGCAAGAGAAGACGCTGGAAACGGAGTACGCTACCGTCGCTGCCCAAATCAAGAAGGCACGCGAGGATGGAGACACGTATACCGCCCGTGAGCTTAAGGACAAACAAGAAGAAATCCAAGAGCAGTACTGGGCGCTCCGTAACAAGCGCGAAGAGCGCACGAAGAAGGTTGTCGAGCAACTTCAAGCCAAACAAGCAGAAGAGCAACAGAACTTGATCGCGCAATTCAGTGAGGACATCAAAGTAGTTCTCCCTGAGTTCAATGATCAGCTTGCCAAAAGTATCCGCAAGTTTGCGATTGAAGAAGGCATCCCGGGAGCCCTCCTGGACTCGGTGTACAGCGCGAAGGTTGTCAAATTCATTGACGACTACCGCCGGCTGAAGACCGCCAAAGATGTCGGCGCTGTGAAGCGCAAGGCTGCCCCGGTTACTAAGAGCGTGCCGACCCGTAAGGGAACGCCTGCCATCCAAAAGCAACAACAAGCCGTGAAGGCCGTGCGAGAGCGCGTGCTGTCAGGTCAAGCTGGCGAGGCAGAACAGATGGATTTCCTCAAGCGTATTTCGACAGTGGGCCGTAAACTGTAATCAATACACTCACTAAAGAAGGAGCCAACAAATGGCTGCAAACAATTTCGCTACCGGTGGCCCGAAGGCTGCCGCCCGTTCGGCCGCTGCTACGGGTAACGCCGTCAACGCCGGTGAACGTGAAGATCTGGCCAACTTCATCTCCATGATTTAATTAGAGATCCTTTGGCGGGTAACTGCCATCGAAAAATCAAGTGAATTGCTGGAAAATCTCCGTAGGGAGACAATCAGCAGCCGAGCCTCGAAAGAGGAAGGTTCAACGACTATCCCGGAAGGGAGTAGGGTTGGAGTCAACCCGAAGCACTTGACCCCTTATGAATAAGGGTGATGATATAGTCTGAACACAGTAGCGATACTGTGAATGAGGAGTCATACTGAATGACTGAAATCTGTTATGTGTATTGGATACACAAAAAAGAGCATACAAAAACTGATACTGAGGGTTACGTTGGTATTACAAAGAACCTTAATAAAAGAAAAAGTGAGCACAAGAGGTCAGCCCGGAAGGGAAGCACCTACCCTGTTCACTCTGCTATACGTAAATATGGCTGGTCTTCCTTGAAGGTTACTGTATTATTCAGCGGAACTCTAGAAGAATGCAAATTAGAAGAAATGAAACTTCGTCCTAATGAGCAAATAGGTTGGAACATCTGTGCAGGAGGGGTAGTCCCAAAGCAGCAATCTCTAGAGAAACAAAGAGAGCATTGGGAGAGGACCCTGAAGAACAAAGAACCAACTAAGCATACCCCTAAGTTCAAGCAAGAACTCACTGATCGAAACCACAGATATCTGTACACCATCTGGAATAAAGAGGGATACAGGGTAGAGAATGTTCGACTGTGGGAGTGGTGTGAAGAAAATGGTATTAGGCAAAGTTGTATGCAAAGAGTGGCTACTGGAAAAAGGAGCCACCACAGAGGATATCATTGCCTGCGAGTAACGATCGCAGAGTAAACATATTTGTCGCGAGATGAGACCCCGTTCCTGAGCTCGATCGGTCGTACTAAGGCTACGGCGATCTTCCACGAATGGCAAACGGACGAATTGGCTGCCCCGGCTGCCGGCCAAGTGGCTGAGGGTATTACCTTCTCGTCACAAGCCTCGGCCCAAGCTGCCGAACCGTACCGTACGCGTCTGGGCAACTACTGCCAGATCAACAGTAAGGTCGTGCAAGTTACCGGTACCAAGCGTGTCGTGGACCAAGCCGGTGTTGCCGATGAATATGCGTTAATCTAATAGCTGAGGCGCATATAAAACCTTGTGAATTGCTGGAACACCCTACATTTAAGTTGAGGGCAATCAGCAGCGAAGCCTCGTAAGAGGAACGTTCAACGACTATCCCGTGAGGGAGTACGCTCAAGTGAGCGGAAGCGCAAGGCCCACATAATATGTGGTGATGATATAGTCTAACCTATATAGTAATATATAGATGATAAACCGATTATGGAGAAATAATCAATGAATTATCGCAAGCAATATAGCTTGTTGATCTTGAAGTATGGAAACCATACAAAGCCGGGTGATGTTTACACAGAACGTCATCATGTTGTACCTAAATCGATGGGTGGTAGTGATAGTAAAGATAATTTAGTGTATCTCAGTGCGAGAGCACACTATATAGCTCACTATTTACTATGGAAGATACATCGGAACAGAGTCATAGCTCTGGCATTCAAACGTATGTGCGAATCACCAGAGAAAAGCCAACGTCCGAAATTATCAGGTATACGATACCAGACAGCTAGAGAATCATTATCTAAAGCTATGACTGGTGTACCTAGGCCAGATTTAGAAGGGAACAACAATCCTATGAAGAGACCTGAAGTAGCAATGAAGATATCAGCTACTAAGAGGAAATGGCATAAACAAAATAGAGGCTATGCTGCAAGAGCAGCCGCCAAGAGCTACTTAGTGGTGACACCGGAAGGTATTACACATAAAGTAGTAAATCTAAAAGAATTCTGTGCCAACAATAGTCTCAACTACTCGTCATTGCTTTACGCTGCAAAGACTGGTGGTAATCCTAGGAGAGCGAAAGGTTATATCTGCAAGGAATTAACGAATCCTTGTGAATTAAAGTGATCAGCTCAAAAAGCGTGGTGTAGAGATGAAGCGGGACCAAGAGTTCGGCCTAGTAGCTACCAACCAATCTTCGTCAGGTTCGAGCCCGCGTACGTTCGGTGGCTATCAGGCGTGGATGAACCACAACGTGGTCAACGCCCTGACGACTACCAACGAGTACACCGCCCCGACCAACCCGGGTGGCGGCGTGGCCGGTACGTATACGACTGTCACCGGCGCGGACAAGAACCCGCTGCAACTGTCACACGTTGACAGCCTCATGCAGACGATCTACGAGCAGGGTGGCCGTGCCACGAAGCTGATGACGTCGCCCGCTAACAAGCGTGCCTTCTCGGCTCGTGCGCAAGCTGCGGGTTCAAGCTCATCGAACGCCGGTGACGGTAACGTTCGTCGGAACATCGATCAAGACGGCAAGCTGCGTCAATCGGTCGAGATCTACATGAGCGACTTCGGCGATGTCATGGTCGTGCCGAACTACGTCATGGGTCTGGCCTACACTTCGGTGGCGGGTCTGGATACCACGGCGAACTTCTACGCGTTCCTGTATGACCCAATGTGGTTCAGCTGGGCGACCCTGCGTCCGATGCAGGAAGTGGACCTGGGCCAACTGGGTGACTCGATCATCGGTCAAATCGTGGAGGAAGGCACCCTGGAGTGCAAGAACCCGAAGGGCGCCGGTCTGATCCTGGGTCTGTCGGGCGCGTAAGCACACCTGACGGTCTAACAAAAAGGAGGGAGGAGAAATCCTTCTTCCTTTTTATTCAAAGGAATCAATATGTTTCTCAAGATTACCCAGTCGAACGGTACCTACGTCCTCATTCCCACTAACTACGTCACTAACGTCAGTGTTAACGCCAACAACTTCATTACCGGTGTTGAGTATCTGGATGCGGCGGCCGGAGCAGCCCCTGTCACGGTGGCTGTTACCGGTATTACCTCCACGAATGCTATCCGATACGAGATCGGAATGTTGGCCGACGGGCCTGTCTTCCAGGCCATGCTGTCCAATCGACAACTGTAAATAGGACTACAATGTTTCAATCCCAAGATTACAACATCCATAGCTTCAAGGTCACTACTGACGAGACCAACTTCAAGTTGGAACAGAGTGTCGAAGCTTACCGCGAGTACGCCAAGGAGCAGCGACTGCTGGATGAGCAAGCCAAGAGCACCCGTAACTACCGGTCCTTCGCGATCATCCCTGACATCGTTGCAATCGACATCCTGACCAAGTACGGGATTGACATTCATGCTCCTGACTTCATGCATCATCCTGATCAGGTGCGCAAGTTCAAGCAGATCGTTATGTCGGATTACCCCGACCTGCTGACGTCTAACATTACGAAGGTGTAAATGTGAAGTACTACGTCTATATCCACTACTGTAGGGATGATGACACTCCATTCTATATAGGTAAGGGGTGCATCGATAGAGGCCCACGGCTTCAATAAGGCGGCAGTTTACAAGTGTGCCAACGGTACTCGTAAAACTTATCGCAAGCATACTTTCGAAAGGATACCACGATGAGCACACCGCAATTTGATTTGCTTAAGACTAAGGTTCGTGACTGGTCTAACCGCCGTGAAATCGCTACCGTCCCAGAGAGCATCATTGAGGATTGTCTTCAGTACGGTATGGACGACATCTATCGTGACCTGCGTATTCCCCAGTTGGAATACACTGTACAGTTCACGGTTACTGCGGACAACAACCTGACCGGTACCAACTACAGCACCTTCGATGTACCCGAAGATCTGACCGAGTTCATCTACCTGCGTCGTGTCGATCCTGTCAATGAAGCTGCTTCGCACATGTACAATCAGGTGAACGATGTCCGGACCTTCCTTGACCCGTATGCCGAGCAGTACAATTGGAATCGGTACGTATGGAAGGACTTCAAATTTCTGGTGCGTCCTCAGTTGAAGGTCGGTGATATTGTTGAGCTTCACTACTATCGTCGTCTAGGTCAGCTGGATGCGCTGTACAGCGTCGTACCGGTGAATTACTCTTTCGATTACAGCGACAGTACGCAGCCCCTCTTGGATCTCGTCACCTCTGGCGGCACGACCATGTACAAAGTGCTGGGTGGTACTACGGATGCTATCTTTGCGACTTCTACCGAGGCCACTGCGTATGCGGTCACTAATGGCGGTACCGTTACCCCGGTAATGTTTACTGGCAAGGAAGCCTGGAACTGGCTCCGGGATGCTAACGAGCGGGTGTGTATCTACGCCGCGCTGCGCCATATCGGATCGTACCTGAATGACGATCAAATGGAGAAGCGCTATCAAGAGCACACCGAAAAGATCGTCTCCCAACTGAACAAGGAAGAGAAGTATCGCCGTGCCAAGGGTGGTAACGTCCAGATGAACGTGAATACCGGTGGTCTAATCTAAGGAGGGTCTATGGCAGCTACACCAAAAAGGGGTGTGACCGAATCACCCAAGAACGGTGTCTACCGAGATCCTGTAACGGACGGGGTCCGGGACACGAAAGAGAGCAACCCCTATCGGAACTCTCCTGTCGGACCTATCGACATTACGCAGATAGGATACGTACCCTACGGCGGTGTATACGAACGCGAAGGCGACCACCCGATTGACAGGATAGATACTGGTGGAGTGTACGAGCAGTACACCGAGCCGGAGCCTGTTGAAACCATCTATCTACTAGCCAGTCTAGTATATCCGTCTATCAACACCGACAGTATGCAAACAGCCGGTTTGATAACTGCCGGTTACTTTGTACAGCCGACCATCGAAAGTATGAGTGTTACCGGGCTGATAACGGCCGGTACCCTGCTGCCAGTGCTCCAGACATATAGTAACTGGCCCACTGAGTCGATGCAAACAACCGGTTTGATAACTGCCGGTGCACTAGATACTGTACTGTTAAGTTACACGTACTGGCCTACAGAGGCTATACAGGTCACGGGTCTTATCGACAGCGGAACACTCGAAGTCAAACTGATCACCTATTCTAACTGGCCTGCAGACGGATTGTCTGTCACTTCACTAATAACGGGAGGCACCCTTGCTTAAGAATTCCCTACTCAAAGTCCCCGAAAAGAAAATGATGGGATTCGCCGGCGAGTACCGCTTCGTTGTGCGAAATGCTCAGACAAAAGAAATCGTCCGGGAAACTGACTGGTTCTCGAACCTCATTACTGACGGCGGTCTCAACAGGATGGGTACTAACACATACTGGGGCTACTGCCATATCGGCACAGGTACAACCACCCCTGCCAACGGCGATACGACCCTGGCTGCGCCAGCGGCATACACCTCAACGCTGCAGAGTTGGAACACTTCTAACAGCGGTTCGCCACTCTACGAAACCTCAACGACCTTCGTTTATCGCTTCAATGCCGGTGCTCTGAACGGAAACTACACTGAAGTAGGTATTGGATGGTCTACTGCCGCGCTGTTCTCTCGCGCACTCATCGTTGACGGCGGCGGCAGTCCGACATCTGTCACGGTAGCATCCTCTGAATACCTGGATGTGTACTATCGTCTGAAGGTTGTACCCCTGCTGACTGACTACACCTACGGTCTTACAATCAGTAGCGTGACCTACAGCGTAACGCGGCGGGCCGGTGCGGTTTCCAATTCCAACGATTGGAGCCCATACATAGGGCCTATTCTGGCTGCTGATTCCGGCGGCGCTACTGTGTCGGCTTTTACCGGCGCATTGGGGGAGGTAACAGGAATACCAAGTGGCACGGTCGAGCACTACTTCGCGGATGCTACCAATGCTTCCTATGTGAACAACTCTCATACCAATACCGGATCTCTCGGATTCGATCTCAACACCTTCAACCTCCCAGGTGGTATCAAGACTATTCTTGTGGCTAACACGATCGGAAAGTGGCAGCATGAGTTCACGCCGGTACTGCCTAAGGACAATACCAAGATTATGACACTATCATTCAGTGTCACATGGGGTAGGGTATAATGCTTAAGAGCGACGTCTTCTCCCCTGCGGATGGCGTAGACTTCGAGGTACCTGACGACTTTGTCTCTGATATCACCCTTATTGAGCGAGAGATGGGTGGTGTCGCTGTGTCTGACCCTTCGCAGGGCATCAACGTGAATGTGTGGCAGAGTAGCTACTCTAACACCACAGGAACAGTATATCTGAAAAACTTGGATACCGGTATTACGTATACCATTATCTCGGGTGTCATGAATATGACCGACCTTTCCTTCGCATTTGATGCCAACATGCGGCCTAACCTAGGGTACCGATTGTCTAACTGTAACTCCTATATTAGGTACTACGACACGATAACCGAAGCGTTCGTAACTAGGCAGCTACCGGCCGGTGCGGGAGCACCTAAGCTGACACATGATGACAAGCGTGACGACATGGTTCTGCTAAATGTCACCGACGTCATGGTATACTACATCCTGAATAACGTTCTGTACTTCCTAGTGCAACGTGAGCGATTCAATACAGTACACCAAGCGGCTACTCTTACGAGCGGGGCCACGCTTGTGAAGGTAGGCATGTCCAACGATCTACGATTACTGGTACAAATTCACAATGGCACATTCATTTCTTCACCATAACAAAGGGGCACGTACCCTGCTAAAATTGTCCGAGGGTACAATGAGCACATCCAATAACATTCAGTCATCTGTTGATACGGCACCTGCGCTGATAGCAAAGGCAGGGCCACCTGTATCGATATCACTAGCAACAATCGCCGGTTATCCGGTATCTGACCTTATTCTGTGGGCCACTCTAGTATACACGGTGCTGATGATTGCGCACAAGGTATATCAGATCTGGTGTGACTTCACAAGGAAGAAAGATGATTAACAGGTCTCAAGTAGCTGCCTTGGTACTATCCGGTAGCGCACTGGTCGGTATCGCACTACATGAGACCTACGTACCGCAGGCCATGATTCCGGTGCCTGGTGATGTACCCACAGTCGGATTCGGCACTACGGAGGGCGTCAAGATGGGCGACAAGATCACGGTAGAACGTGCTCTAGTTAGACTCCTTACAGACGCCGGTAAGTTTGAAACAGCAGTCAAGCGTTGTGCACCGGTACCCATGTACCAATATGAGTTCGATGCATACGTATCTTTAACATATAATATCGGCGAGACAGCTTTCTGCAACTCTACGTTGGCCAGACAGCTGAAGGCCGGTAACTACGAAGCAGCCTGTAAAGAAATCCTCAAGTGGGACAACTTCAAAGGTAAGCCACTACGAGGTTTGACTATTCGTAGACAGAAGGAATATCAACAATGTTTAGGACAGCAGTAGTAGTTTTCCCATTTGTGGTGAGAATCCTCGCTATTGTTCTCGTAATTGCAACACTAATTGGTGGTGGTATGTATATCCATCACTCAGGATACGAAGCAGGCTACGCGAAAGCTCAAGCCGAAGGTCAACTGGAACTTAACAAATACAAAGAGGCTCAGCGGCTCGAGATCGAGCGCGTAAGAAGCGTCGCACGTCAAGTCGAAGTTGATCTACAAACGAAGCTCCTTCAGAGTTTAGCGGAGAAGGAAGATGAAATCAAAAGCATTAATGCTACTCACGACCGTCTTGTTAGCAGCATGCGCAGCCGCGCCAGTCGTCGAGACTCCGAGCCCATCACGATTAATTCTCCCACAATTACCACCTTTGAGTGCACAAGAAAGCCAGGCACTGGAGAAGAACTTTCTCGGGAGGATGGAGAATTTCTTATCGGGGAAGCTGCCAGCGCAGACATCCTCCGCCAAGCCCTAAAGCAGTGTCGTGAAGCATATCGACGAGCTATAGAAGGTGCCTATAAGATAGAATAAGGAATATATCACATGGTCACACCGGTCAAGAATTTAGGGCAAGGTGGGGTAATCAAAGATTCTACCTCAATTATCCTGCCCGAAAACGTATTTACGGATGCGAGAAATGTACGATTCCGTAATGGATCGGTGGAGACCATTCTCGGAGAATCCACCTTCAAAACCCTCGGTATCAATGCCGAATATGGTCTCCATTGGGCCAGACCAGATGCCGGATATACTGTTGTAGCTAAGGATGGATATATCAACAAGATATCCTCGGCCGGTACTGAATCGGCAATGCTTGCCTCGTCGAGTTATACCGGAAGTAAGTGGCAGACGGATCATTTCGGTGCCGGTTATGCTATCATCTTTAACAATGGTACCAGCACTCCGCTGTATGCTCTTTACCAGGATCCGCTGGCTGATTCGACCCTTCAACCGTTTCCCGGATGGAACTATACTTCGGGACTAACAGTCAGAGCGAAAGTAATCCGCCCTTTCGGCTATTCCCTGGTCGCGGCTAACCTCACACTGACTGACGGTGTAGGCACCACGTATGCACCCAGTACTGTGCGTATCTCTGTGCAAGCTGCTGTAGGTAGCTTTCCTTCTATCTGGCAACCTGGTCTGACTACTGACACAGCAGATGAGTTCGAGATCAATACCCTGTCACCTATTGTTGACATGCTTGAGCTTCGTGGACAGATGTTCATCTACTCTTCGGATAGCATACATGTACTGTCTATCGTGAACGGCATTGCTAATGTGCGCCCTTACAGCAAAGGTTACGGTACACTGTCACTGAACTGTATCGCCGAGTTCGATGGCCATCACTTTGTGGTTGACCGTAATGATGTCTACATTCACAACGGATCTGGTCAGGTGAAATCGCTGATCTACGGCAAGAACCGTGACTACCTATTCTCCGACATGAATCAGAGTTACACGGACAAGACATTCGTTGTCAAGAACAACAAGTACCGCGAGATATGGGTTTGCTACGTGTCCTCGACGAATGCGACAGGCAAATGCGATCGTGCCATGATCTACAACTACAAAGAAGACAACTGGACCTTCCGGGATTTACCTAGTGTTGTGTCCATGTTCCCGTCGCCGAACCTGTCAGGAGTTTCCTGGCAGTATGGTAACGAACGGTTGCTTGCTCCGTCAGGTACTGCCAGACTGTATCTAATGGATGATACCTATCAGATGTACAACGGCACATCCTACGCTGACTACACATCCTATGTAGAACGTAAGAGGCTCTTCGCGGATGACCCATTCGGAAACCTTCTTATCACGGGTATTACACCTGTTCTAGAGACGAGTGCTACCAATGATACGGTCAACGTGTACGTCACTTCGCAGAACGTCTACGATAAGCTACCCGACTACGCAAACACTAGTGGTCGCGACATGTTCACTATCACGCCGAAGAGTGAGTCCCAAGGCTACAAGGTAGACCCTCGCACAGTAGGACGTTTCTTGAACTATAAGATCACGTCTACCAAATACTGGAAGCTTTCCTTCCTCGGCCTCGATATCAAGCCAGCTAACCGGAGATAAGATATGCGTAGTATTCCTCCTTTTACGGGTGATGCGGAACTCGACGCCTGGAATCAGGAGGTTGCGCAATACCTCATCGGTTTGCCGGCCCAGCCTGTCTACAACCAAGGTACCGGTATCATTTCAGATCCGACCGACGAGAGTATTGTCGGGTTCATGCAGCGGTACCTTCATATCAGATATGCCGACGATCGTATCGGTACAAACTTCTCTGACTCACCGACCAGCAGACTATTCTACGGAGTGCACAACTCAGACACTTCAACAGAGTCCACTGACCCGGTAGACTACACTTGGTTCGAGGTTGCCGGTGGATTCGGTGCCTCGAACAAGCTGTTCTATCGCAATCTAGGTGGACGTGCCTGTGATCTGTATGTGGGTACCGTAGCCCCGAACTACAAGTGGTCCGAGGTGCTGGCCCCGGCAATTGACCTCGATGACCTACTAGGTACAGGTGTTGTCGGTACGGATGAGCTGGATGATAGGTCGGTAACAACCATTAAAATAGCACTGAATGCCGTAACCTCGGCTGAGCTAGCCGACGATGCAGTTACAGTAGGTAAGCTAGATACAACTGGGGCACCAACAGCCAATTCCTTCCTCAATGGTGATATGGAATGGGTCACACCTAGAACTGGATGGTTTCTACAACAGACAATCCTAAACGGTATCTATGAGATTCCTGCTGGTGAGTATGGGGGTCACCTCTATGTAGATGCTGCTGCAACGGAGGCTATAGCCAAGTTACTTGAGGTGGCTGAGATTGGCTCTACTGTGGTAGTAGTCAACCTGTCACCGATAGTATCGTATGTGGTGTGTCCCACAGGCACTATCTTCCTGCTTAACGATGGGACTGAAGGAGTGACGCTGGATATAGCTGCTAACGGTAAAGCCACGCTGGTTAAAGTGGAAACAAATCGGTGGGTGGCTGAAGGCTATAACCTAACAACAAGCGAGTTTGATCCATCAGAGGATTACCTGCTTACAGAGAACAACGATCGCCTTGTAACAGAGGGTGATATCTATTTGGTCGTGGAGTAAAGATGGCAACTATTAAGATTTCAGGACTACCGGCAGGTGTAGCTCTTGCGGGTACGGAAGAGATTCCTGCTGTTCAATCTTCGGCGACTGTCAAGACGACGGTTCAAGATATTGTGGACGTCACCATCGCCGCTATCGTGGGTGCAGCACCTACGGATATGGATACACTGGTGGAGATCTCTGCGTCCCTTGGTGATGATCCCGCTTTTGCCACTACGATGGCAACTGCTCTAGCACTCAAAGCAGATATCGCATCACCGGTATTCACCGGCGTTCCCGAAGCACCTACAGCGGCACCCGGAGACAACACAACGCAGATCTCCACTACAGCATTCGTCAAAGCAGCTGTGGATGCTGCTGTTGCAGGTCTCAGTTGGAAGCAGGCCGTCAGGGCTGCCACCACTACAGATGGAACGCTCGCTACCGACTACGAGGCGGGTGATACCATCGACGGTGTAGTACTGGCAACTGGTGATCGTATCTTAATCAAGGATCAGACTACTGCGCACAAGAACGGTATCTATGTGGTGACCTCTTCGGGTTCACCAACAAGAGCTACAGATGCAGACTCCGGTTCTGAACTAGTGAATGCCAGTGTCTACGTGAGCGAAGGTACTGTGAATGCTGATACGCAGTGGACATGCTCCACCAATGCGCCTATTACAGTAGGCAGTACTTCGTTGTCTTTCGTCCAGCTTACCTCTGGTGGTGGTGGTGTCGGGGATGTAGTTGGTCCTGCATCCTCTGTTGATGGTGATCTTGTACAGTTCGACGGAACCACCGGGAAGCTCATCAAAGGCGGTGTCTCGCTAGATACAGATGTAACACTAGCCGCAAATAGCGATAATCGCGTGCCTACACAGAAGGCCATGAGGGCTTACGCCGATATGGTCAGCGGCGCTGCATATAACCCGGTGCTTATTGAGGCGTGTGCCAGCGATGAAACGACACCGTTGAGTGTCGGCACTAGTAAAATCACCTTCCGTGCCCCGTACGCGTTCACGCTTACAGGAGTCAGGGCATCGCTCAATGTGGCACAGACCAGCGGCAGTATCTTCACTGTGGACATCAACGAATCTGGTACATCAGTGCTTAGCACCAAGCTCACGATCGATAACACAGAGAAGACAAGTACGACTGCAGCCACTGCAGCAGTCATCTCCGACTCTGCTATAGCTGACGACGCGGAGATCACCATCGATATCGATCAAATTGGTGACGGTACAGCGAAGGGTTTGAAGGTATATCTGATCGGTAACCGGCCGATTACATCTAACGTACCTGTCGAGTATGTACTTGCTGCCAGTGATGAGACTACCGCACTGTCTACTGGTACAGGGAAGGTAACATTCCGCGTTCCAAAAGCAATGACGCTGACCGCCGTTCGTGCATCGTTGTCAACCGCTCAAACTTCTGGATCTATCTTCACAGTAGACATCAACGAGAGTGGTACTTCGCTCCTCAGCACAAAGCTCACGATCGATAACACAGAGAAGACCAGCACCACAGCGGCCACTCCTGCTGTTATGTCAGACACGGCCCTGGCAGAGGATGCAGAGATTTCTGTTGACATTGATCAGATCGGGGACGGTACAGCAAAAGGCCTAAAGATTACCCTGCTCGGTTACATTGCCACTCAGAGTGTCCTCAATGATTTCGGGCCATCGGGTTCAAGCCACGCTCGCGGTCTGGTTCCGGACCCTGGTGCAACTGCTGGTACTACCAAGTTTCTACGTGAGGATGCCACCTGGGTTGCGCCCGTTGCCGGGTCGAAGACTCTTGGCGTATTCACACCGATGACGAGTCAATCACCGGCCAGCAACTTCGCCACGAAGGACACGCGCAACAGTATTGTGGTGCTGGACTACGATGACACCACGAGCGAATCTTCGTTCTGGGTCGGTATTATCCCAGAAGGTACGTCACTTACCTCAGGCATTACAGCATACGTTCATTGGCTAGCTACTACTGCCACCAGCGGCAGTACCGTGTGGGAGATTGCTATCGAGAATATGAATACAGACCTGGATTCAGACTCTTTCGACACTGCCGTTAATTCTGCCGGCACCGCAAATGGTACATCTGGCATCAAGACGGTTACATCAATCGCTATCACGACTATTGATAATATCGCCGCTGGTGATATGTTCCGTGTCAGACTCGCCCGTCTCCCATCTAACGGTAGTGACACTATGGTTGGCGATGCTGAACTTATCGCTCTGGAATTGAGGGCCACGTAATGTATACATTCTCAGGTAGTAACTGTCTGTACTCTGCTAAGTTCTCGCCGCGAAGAGTCAGAGTACAACCTCGTCGCTATAACAGCCAGCGAGGGTTCTTGCTGAATCAGCGAGGGTTCTTGCTGAATCCGTTCAGGTTCAGTTCCCCATGGCCTCCATTACCGACTGCTGCTAGTGTGCTGGCGGATGATGCCAACTACGCAAAATGCACCGTGTTGCTACAAATGAATGGTAGCAACGGTAGTACCAGCTTCATCGACCAGATTGGCAGCAGTTGGACCGCCAACGGCAACGCACAGATCACTACCAGCAGCCCTATATACGGATCAGCATGCGGGCTGTTCGATGGTACTGGCGATTACCTGAGCGCAACCATCTCGGACTGCATAGGCACAGGCGACTTCACTATCCGCGCTAAGATTAAACTTGCGTCACTATCCAGTGATGCGGAGATTTTCTGCATCAGCAACTCCAGCACAGGTACCAGTACATTTGATTTGGTGTTTGAGGTCAAGACTACCGGGGCTATTCGCCTGTCGATACAGAACGGCTCAGGTACCGCTAATTGCGACATCAGTTCAGCGGTCGGCACCATCGCTGCTGACACAGCCTACGAAGTGGCGGCGGTGGCTGATGGCTCAACTGCCCGAGTCTATGTCGGCGGTGTACAGGTCACTAGCGGCCCCATCACCGGTACACGGGTGCAGGGTCAGACCTCAGTGCGTGTTGGATTCCTGAGCTCTGAGTATGGTGGCATCTACGCCCGGTATTTCAATGGGCGCATCAAAGGGCTGCAGGTATATAAAGGCGTGTGCTTGTACCCCGGTGGCACGACCTACACACCACCGGGTAACGTAGACCGCCCGGCGCTCCCGGCCTTGGTACACACATCGGCTTTCTCGATAGCGTCTACTACCGACGCACAAGGCATCGCCTGCGACGGAACCAATATCTGGTGCTCAAGCTCGACCACTCTCTACAAGTACAGCATGGCTGGCTCACTGGTGACATCGCGTAGCGTAACTGGGGATAACCCGACCACTAAGGATCAGATCAATGGGTTGTTCCTCAAGGACGGAATCCTCTATGTCAGCGCTATGAAGTACACTGCAGGTGTAGGTACCTCGTGGATCATCGAGTACGATCCGAGCACTCTACTACCAACAGGTGTGACGCACTCACTAGACATCTCTGGTATCACTGAGGCAGTGGCTGAAGGATTAGCTTGGTACAAGGGTTTTTGGTGGGTGTGCTTCCACGCCACACAGAAAGTCGCCGCCTACACACTAGACTTTTCGACGCGGGTGGCGCTGTTGGATCTGGGGTTCACAATCAGCGGTATCTCAGGGGGTTATGGGTCAGGTTTTGGTTACGACGGTGTGGCGTGGATGGGTGACTACCTGCTCGCCAACCTGCACGAGACATATGACCAGAAGTTCTTAGATGTATATTACTGGAACGGAGTATCCTTCGATCAGGTGAGCCGCATATTCAGATCGCGGTCAGCGCAGTCTCAGGGCCTCGCATTCGATACTTCAGATGCCACGAAGCTACACTTTGCTGAACGTACTTACGGCGGTGGTAATGACCTAGCGGCGATCAGAACGGTGGCGTAGGGTACGCTATCCGGTTGGCGGCGTTCCGACCAGCTTATCCGGTTCGGCAACCAACCCAGCGCCCAATTATTCTAGCTCTGCCAATCTCGCTTTTGGCGGGGATTGGCTTGGAACGACATCTCTCAATTATCGGCTCATGACCGGAAGGTTCTATGTAGCCATATTCATCAACCGACCTCTAACGGATGATGAGTTGGATAAAGCGCGACGATGGTGTGCGGGGAAAGCTGGGGTATCTTACTAACACAAGGAATACGATTGATGAACAGCACACTAGCACTCCCAGACCAAGTAGTAGAGAATTGGCATCTGGTGAAAGACCTTCTTAAGCAGGCAATTGATCACGGAGTCGGGGAATCTACCCTGACAGATTACCTTAAACGTATCCTCAATTATCAGGCACAATTATGGGTATTCACTGATGATGGATATAATGTGAAGGGTGTCGGTCTAACTAAATTCATCGAGTACAGTACCCACAGAACTCTGCATATAGTAGCAGTCGCGGGAGTGGACTGGAATGAGTGGGCCGATCAGTATTACGTGGTGGAGCAATTCGCCAAAGAAAACAACTGCAAAGCCGTCGAACAATGGGGCCGACCGGGATGGTCGAAGGTGCTCCCGAAGAAGATCCCCGGTTTCGAGACCGTATACCACGTCATGCGTAAAGAAATAGAATAGGAGAACTCATGTTCAATCTGAAGATTAAGTCGCGCCGCTATAAGGGTGGTGGCGGCACTTCTACTGAGTCAACAATCCCCGATTGGGCAATCCCCTATATCAAGAACGTCGGTAACGCGGCCGAAGGCGGATATCAGAGCGGTGACCTGGGCGGTGTTGCGGGGAAGAATACTAACCTAGCCCGTGCCTTCGGTACCGGTTCTGATGCTATTGCCGATACGACTAACAAGGGTCTCGGCGCTATGGCCGGTCAACAAGATCGACTGACTGATCTGGCTACTTCGGGCGGATACGACACGAAGGCTCTCAAGGACAAAGCTATCCTGGAAGCCGGTGTACGGACTGCTGCTCTCGGTAATGACTACGGCCAGCGCGGTACTCTTGGAAGTGCTCGTCAAGCTGTCGCTCAGGGTGCGCAGGATGCTGCTACGGCTGCTCAGTTCGCTACTATCGACCGAGATGCTGCACAGCAGAACTTCCAAAACAAGATGACTGCCGAAGGTGCCTTGGGTGCCAACGTCGGCGGAATGGGACAGCTAGCTAGCGGTGCTGCTCAAGCGTTCTCGAGCCTCGGTGCTCAAGAGCGTGGTATCGATCAAGAACAGATCGATGCACCGTGGCAGGCTCTACAGCGTTATGCCTCGACGATTTACGGTAACCCGGCTCGTAACCAGACGATCGCCAACCAAGGAGGCAAGTAATGATTGACTACGATAAGCCCTGGGGCTGGGCTCAACCCCAACAGCAGAAGAACAATACGCTTGCCCCGTTGGGATCGAATCAGGAGGGTGCCCCGGCCCCTGTTATGGGTGCTCCCTCTGCCCAAGACCAAGCTCTGAAGCAGGTCGGCGGTGCGCTGGCCACCAAAGCTGTGGATGGTGCCGTGAAGGGTGTTTCGGATTACAATGCTGCCAGTAAGGCTGCTGATGTGCTGTCTACCTCTGATATCGGTGTCGGTGCGGCTGCTGCAGGCGGTGCTGCGGATGCTCTTCCGGTGCTCGGTCCTCTCGGTGCTGCTATAGGTGGTGCGATGAAGGGCGAATACGATCAAGCGGCCGGTTCTGCTCTCGGTAGCGTTCTCGGTGCGTACTTCGGTCCTCTCGGCTCGATGGCCGGCGGGAAGCTCGGTGGTATGGCCGGTAATGCTGTCGGCTCTGTGTTCGGTCTTGCTGACGGTATCACGAAGGTTCCGGACCAGAAGAAGGAATCGTTTGTCGAATCCATCTGGAACAAGGTCGTGAACAAGGGTGCGGAAGCTGTGAAGGCTTCTACCGGTAACTCCGGCGGGATTGGCCAAGCTAAGCAAGCCCTCGTGTCGCGCAAAGACAAGCTGGATGCTGCCGAGAAGGAAGCTCTTGGATACGCCTGGGGAACCTCGAATGTCGGCGGCAAGGGAATGGGCGGTGGCGCTCCGTCCTATGGTTATGCGGGTCGTCCCTTTGGATCGACTGCTCCTACCGGGTACTACGGTGATACAAGTACAGCTGGTACTCGCTGGCGTCCTAATGGTTTTACTGCCGTCAATCAGCAGGCCCCTATTGCAGCAACTCCGCAAAATCCTACTACCGGATTCCAACCTGGGTCGCCAATCTGGGGTGGCGGTGTCGTATCGGGTGGTACCGGAGGTGACGGTGTAGGCGGTGTAGGCGCAGCTAGCTCTGCCGGTGATGCTTCCTCGGGATCCGGTATCGGTAACGGTGCCGAAGGTGACTCAGCAGGTCCGGGCGGTGACGCCGGTGCTGGTGGCGGCGGTAGCGGTGGTGGGAAGTAAAGAATCAACTAGGAGAATCAATGGGTCCGTTGTCTACGAAAGCAAAGGTCCAAGAGCTGGCCGGTCAGGTGAAGAACCAGATGACCATCATCAAGACTCTGTCTGATGAGGCTCGCAAGAAGGACTTGCACAAACTGAAGATGGCCAAGGAGATTACCAAGGCCAAGGCGGAAGGCATCCCCATCGATGAAGATACCATCGGTGCGTCTGATGGTATGCTCTCCATTCCGAAATCGGGTACCGTCCAACCGGACACTATCCTTAAAGAGAATCCTAAAGGAAACGAACAACCAAGTCATGGTGTTACCATTCCTCCTATCGGAAAGAGTGGTCCTTCAGTTACCTTGAAGAATCCTGAAGCTGGTCCTTCAGATGTTATCCCTGCTATGCTCACCCCTGGTGAAGCTGTGATCCCTGCCTCCGTTGCTCAGGACAGCGCATACAAGCCTGTCATTGAGGCACTGGTACACGAAGGACGTATGCGTAACCGTCAACCGGGCGGTGTGAAGGGTTTCGCTGACGGCTCTACTGATGTAGAATACGAACCGGGTAATCGTGCCTCCTTCGAAGCCTACTATCGTCCGTTTGCAGAAAAGACCGGCAAGAGCCTGGGTGTCTCCCCTAACATCATCCTGGCACAACTCGGTCACGAAACTGGCTGGGGCAAGAAGACTGTAGGTGCCCACAACTTGGGTAACATCAAGGACTTCTCTGGTCAAGAAGGCTCTGTCGAGGCTCATGATAAGCTCGAAGGGTCTAAAGACAAGTATCGTTCCTACAAGAACCCGCAAGAGTTCTTCGATGACTACGGGAGTCTCCTGGAACGTAAATTCCCGGGTGTCAAGGGTGCCGGCAACGATATCACTAAGTTTGTCGGTGGATTGACGAACGCGCAGAGACAGAAGTACGCTACTGACCCTGATTACATGAAGAAGCTTCAGGCGCTTGTCGGGCAACCGAAGCCGGCTGACGGAGAGATACAGTCGTCGGCGGAAGCTCAAAGACTGATGCGTCAAGGTACGGTTGTACCGCCTGTATCCAATGGAGGGTTCGCCTCTATCAGTGATGCCGGCAGTGTGATGGCCATGCAGAATAACCTGCACGGTTCCAGACAGCAGGATCGGGCACCGCTTGAACGAGTCGAACTCGCAAAACGAGTGGATGCGCAAGTACCTGCCCTGCGTAATAGTATCAGCCCTGCCCCAAGTCAGCCTCTTGGTGCTGAAGTTGCTCCTCCACCTTCCCCGAAGGTTCCTGACGGGTTCATCCCGAAGCCTGTCCCCATGACTGGGACTACTCCTGAAGGGGAAGTCGGTGGTACCGGCATAAAAGTGAAGGATGCTGCGAAGACCGAGTTCTTCAACTCGACGCTGGAGGATACCAACATCCAGGCTCAACTGTCGAAGCTCCAAGAAACACCTCCTCCACCGAACACCGATCCGAAGGATTGGCTCTCGAAAGGTCTGGCGAAGATCTTCGGCCCAACGGGGATGTTCAATGAAGAAGACCTCATTCGCTTCAGTCTGCTGGCTGCCGGTGGTATGCTTACTGGCGGTTCTGTTGGTGGTTCACTTAGTTATGCGGGTCTTCACACCCTGAAGGCTTCTGACGGACGTCGGGCTGCTCAAGCTCAAGCTGCCGCAAAGCAAGCAGAGATCACCCGTCAGGATCAGGCTGCTCAAGCTCAAGCTGCCGCAAAGCAAGCAGAGATCACCCGTCAGGGTCAGGTCGAAGCTGCGAAGGATCTCCGTGAACGTAACCAGTCGTTGGAGAACACCTTCTACACGCACATGGACAAGGCATCTCCGGAAGCCAAAGCCCAAGCGCAGAAGCTCTTCGACGAAGCTCGTACAGCTACCTCTCCTGCCATGAGGGAAGCGAAGATGACGCAAGCCATCCGCACCCTGGCAGCAAACCAGATCGCGACGAACGACGGCAAGAATCGTGCTCCGACCTCCGGGTACGACTCGAAGACCGGTCAATCGGTGAACTACATGTGGAGCAAGGATGATCGGCTCATGGTCGAAGATCCGGCTACCGGCAACTTCATCGATGCTCGCAAGGCTGGTGTCAATCCAATCCCTGACTCCGAATACCACAAGCGGACGACTGAGCAGAAAGAGTCCATCAGCAAGAGACTGACTGCTCGACTGCTCCAACTCAACCAGAAACCGGAAGGAGGTGGTCCGATCGACAAGACCTACACCGACAGCGCCATCAAGGAGCATGCGGCAGGTCTGACGGAAGAGTTCATGTCGCTACGTGCTGACATGGGCCATGACATGAAGCCCGAAGACTTCAGCAAGATTGTGGACAATGCAATCTCGAACATCTCGGAGAACTACCGTGGGCGCAAGCTCAATGAGTTGACTCCGGAAGCTCTTCGTCGTACTGTCTACGGCAGTGCGGTAATCTCTATGCGTCCTACCAACAAGGCTCTCTACGAAGTGGAAGCAGCTGACGGTAAGGGTACGAAGCCTCCGGGAACGGAAGCCATCTCGAACTACGGCAACGCTGTTCAGAAGGCGATCCTCGACGGTAAGGCTGCCGGTGTAACTATGTCGCCTGCCGATGTGAGTGAGAAGCTGGAGAAGACCTTCAAGAGTCTGCCTGAGAAGCTTCAGAAGGACTACCAAATCAAGGCTCGAGCCAACCCTGGCTACAGTCCCTACCTGTTGTGGGTTGCGGATCAGTACAAGAGCAAGTAACCCGCTTTCATGCGGAGAAAGAGGAAGAACCCATGTGGAATGACATCATGCGCGAGCTCATCGAAGAGCAGAGCGCTAAGACCAAATCAGCTGTTCAAACTGTGGACGGTGAAGCGGTGGGTTCTCCTGTACGAAACGTCGATGCCGATACCCTTGAGGTGGATGGCAAGAAGTATCGTCTGCAAGGATTCAACGCTCCCGAGACTGCAAAGTTTCATGGGAGCGTTTTCATTCCTGGGCAGCAAGCAGGAGACCGTACCGAAGAGAACGTCAATCGTGTCGCCCAACTGGGTGGATACACCAATCTGACTCCGACAGGAAAGAAGGATGCCTACGGGCGTATCCTGGCTCAGCAAACCGACGCCAAGGGTAACGAACTAGGTGATATGGTTACGTCCCTTGGACTGACCGAGATGAACCAGTACAGTGATACGCGTGCTGTGGCCGAACATGGAATGATCAAGGCCATGTCACGGATCATGCCGTCGATGGCTGAAGCGGATCCGATGATTCGTCTGGCTCGTGAAGAGCATGAGAAGCGTGTCAAGGAGAATGGTGGCAACCCACTGTACATTCCGAAGCTGGTCATGGCTGACGAAGCTCAGTATGCGGCTGCTAAGACGATGGTCGGTAATCAGGCTGTCAAGGAACAGATCGACGAGATCGATCGTCTTGAGGGTATCCTGGCTGACCCTGGCCTGCGTCCCGATACTCGTGCGAAGCTTGAGAAGCAACGTGACGAAGCGAAGGACAAGTTGTTCTTTGCAGGTACGACTCCGGACTTTGCCGGGTCGGTGGCCATCCGCAAGCGTGATCGCACGATCATGAATCAAGCCTACAACCAGTTCGGTACCTCGTTCGATAAGGCTATGCTCGATCTGAAGAAGGGCTTCTACGGCTACGCTCAGATGATGGGCGATGCCAATCAATGGGAGTGGCTGGCTGACAAGGGCCGCAAGGGTGTTACCCAAGCGAAGGTCCAGGCCGGTCTCTTACCTGACACACTCGGCAGTATCCGCGACATCCGCCCTGACGGAGATACCTGGGATACGATCACTGACGCAGCTACCTACGCCGGGAACCTCCTGGCCGGTATTCTGCCGATGATGGGCATGATGATGGGCGCTGCCGTGGCTGCTCCGATGGTAGCTCCTACCGCCGGTGTGGCTCTGGGCCTGTCTGCCGTTCCTTCTGCTCTGGCCTACAGCGGTCAGTTCTATGCTGACCAACCGGACGACAAGAAGAACTCTGCCCTGGCACTCTCTGCCGGTCTCGGTTCTACGGTGCTCGATCTGGTGGGTCTGAAAGGGATCATCCGCGGCGGTGACATCTTCAGTCAGGTTGGCCGGAAGGAAGTCCTGGGTACGATGATGCAGTCAGGTCGGTATGCCTCTCAGCAGGAAGCCGAACAAGTACTGATGAACGCGACGAAGTCAACCATCGTCGAACTGTCGAATGCGGGTGCGGAGTTCGCTGCAAAGCACTACGCCTCGAAGGAAGCTATGCTGGCCGGTATCCGCTCGATCGGTACGGCTACAGCCGGTGAGTCTATCACCGAGACCGGGCAAACCCTGCTCGAACTGTTCGCTACCTCCGGCGAGCTCGACCCTGATCTCCGGTACGAGAAGAATTTCTACACTGCTCTGACGGATGCTGCCATCGGCGGCGCTATCATGGGTGGCGGCTTGAATGCCGGTGGTGTAGCTATCGACATGGCCCAATGGGGCTCTGTCGCCAATGCGAAGCGTGTCTACGAAGGGAACCTAAATGATGCGCAAGCATTCCAGGCCCAGCAGAAGGCACTCGCGGAGGCAGGGGTACCCGCAGGTGATCCCCGTGGCGTTACGTCTGTCCTTCACGGACTTTCTAATGTAAACGCCATTACGCTTGGGCAACCTGTTCCTGACCTGATGTCCATGCCCGGTAAACCTGGGTACTGGAACGGCTTCCTGTCAGTTGTGAAGGATCCGATCCGACTGCTTCGGTCCCTGGCGGATACTACCGTCAAGAGTCTCAGGAAGGAGAACGGTGAACTGAAGTTCTACAGCGCCATCCTGAAGTCTGTGATGCAACCGGGGATTTTGCCGGGTGACTCCTACGACGGTTTCCGTCAGCGGATCATCGGTGAGTGGAACACTACGGATGCGGAGACACTGGCAACCAAACTGAAGGTGCCGGTACGGAAGGCGAGTCAGATGCTGAAGACTGCATGGCAGACGTCCTGGTCGAATAGCCAACGAGTCGGCGGTACACCAGAGATGGATACGCTGCAGGCTTGGAAGGATGAAGCCGATGCTGTGACGGGTCAGGCGAAGCAACTACTCAGTGAACTGGGATACGATACTACCGGTATCAGGGCTTTGGATGCTGTGTTCGTCGATGCTGCCATCGATCCACAGCGTATCGTGAAGAACGAATCCCGACTGATCAACACGATGGTCCAGAACGGTAGCGGTGTGCGTGAAGCTCGTGAGGCTGTACAAGGTCTCGTGTCGGGTGATCGTACGACTGCCGCTGCTGCAAAGCACTGGATGGAATCACACGGTGTGTTCCGTGACACTGGCCTGAACGATCTGTTCGAACCGAACGTGTTCTCTGCGTTCGAGAACTTCAAGCATCACGTAGCTTCGGATGCTGCCAAGAAGTTGTACCTGGGAGAGAACGGGGCGAATCTGGCAAGGCTGGTTCATCTGGCTGCACAGGCCGGCGAGTTCAGTACGGAAGCCGAGTACCTGGACACTGTTCAGAACGTGCAGGACTTCTACAAGATCGCTACTGGTACGTACAACACGTTGGAGAACTACCCGTTCATCGAGAAGATGGTTGGTTGGGGCGTCACTGCTACTATGCTGGCTAGTCTCGGAAAGGCTGCTCTGTCGAGCCTGCCCGAGATCGCTATGTCAACGATGGGTACGTCAGGTAACAAGGTGCATTCACAGCTGAAGATCGCTGTGGAAGAGATGTTCCAGGAACTGGGTTCTGAGATCAACAAGGGTGTGTCGTACACGACGTCATCACTGGGTCTGGCCTACGCTCGGAGTACTCCCAACGGTCGTGCTCAAGTGGAGCTCAAGAAGCTGGATGCCGAGTTCGATGCTCTGAATCTGGATCCTAATACGACTCCGGAACAGATGGATGCCTTCGCGAAGAAGGTCAAGAAGTTCCACAAGAAGTACATGGGTCGTAGCCTGTTCGAGAGACTGGGTTACAACGACAGTGGATACAACACGCAGGCCAAGTTCGAAACGAACAGTGCCAACATGAAGAAGACGATGAACGTGTTCTCGTCGATGATCGGTCTACACGCAATCACGAATGCAACCCGTATCGCTACACTGTCTATGGCAGGTGACATTGTGAACGGTAAGCTGACATCACTGCTTGCCATCCCGGTGGTAGACAGGTCGCGTGTGTTTCAGACCGGTTCTGACATGACGAATGAACAGTACCAATCTCTGCGCGAGCTCCAGTCATGGGGTATGGACGTTGAGAAGGTGCTCGGCATCATGGATCACATGAACAGTACCGATCCGGCTGCTCTGGATGAGATGATCGAAGCGATCGCAGTGGGTGACCGTCAGCGGCTACCTATTGATAACCCGGTGCAACAACTCCGGGACGAAGTGATGGTCTCTCTGCGGAACATGGTGGATCAACGGGTGACGAACCCTCAGACTGCCAATCTACCGAAGTACTACCACGATCCACGTCTACGCGTGTTCACTGCAATGACTCGTTTCGTTGCAAGCATGACCGCTAACGTGCTCCCACGCATGTACAAGGACTACATCAAGAACGGTTCTACCGGGATGCGCTACCAAGCATTCTGTACGATGGCCCTTGCTATGGTGTTCGCTCACATGGCCAACATGATGAAAGATATCCTGGCTTACGGTGACGACGACAACCCTTACCTGAAGAGTAACGTGAAGAAGACCCAGAGGGCACTGTACGGATCCGGTCTGCTAGGCCGTGCTGAGAGCTTGATGGATACTGTGTCACCGCTGTACAGCAACAAGAAGGCTGATCCGACGAAAGAACCGTTCACGTACGCCTACCAGAGCCTGCGTGATGCAAGCCCACCACTGAGTTGGTCAGACCGGGCCGTGAGAGCAATGTACGAACTGAGTGCCGGTGATACTGCAACCGGAGTGAAGAATGCAGTGAAGTCGCTTCCGCTTGTCGGTAGCTTCCCGATCGCGGCCACAACCGCATCTAAACTAGTCAAGGAATGAAATGGCACTGAACATCAATACCAAAGTTGCGCCTTTGGGTGGTGGATCTGTTACTTCGGCGAAGAGCCTGAGCGACATGTTCTCAAGTAACCTCGGTTACGCCGCTACCCGAGTTCCCGATCCTCGATCGGATGTTATGCAGAGCATCGGGGAAATCCCGACGATCCAACCCTCTCCTGATGTTGAACGCGGCATGCCCGTTCTTGAAGGTGGAGCTACCATCGAGACCCCGCAGGATCTGGCGGATGTCTCCGGGAGCGAGTATGCTCCGGCTGCTCAAGAAGAGCCGGTCTACGATCCGAACACCGGTGAACCTGTCATTGATCCGGTGACGGGTCAACCGAAGATGCGTCGTCTCACGATGGCCGACTACAACGAACAGCTGACTGCTGAACGTGCGGCCTTCGCTTCCATCCAAGACCCTGTCAGGAAGATCGCTACGGATCCGTTCCAGAACGCTCAGTCCGGTATCCGCGAAATCATGGATGCGCAGAAGTGGGTGAACGACGATCCTCTCGCTCCTCAGAACGCCCGTGTTCAGTCGAAGCTGAATAACCAGTACCAATCCCTGAACAGCTACATCGAGCAGGTCGGTACCGATCTCGGCAACGCTACGATGAACGCCCAGGAAGCCCTCTTCACGAACGGTACCTTTGCTGGTGTCGCTGACGGTGAAGGAAACGTTGTTCCGGCCGGCGCGAAGGTGCTGTATGACAACGGCATCGCCGACATGGAGACTGCTCAGGTGGTCTCTACGATGGCTGGTCTGGCTTTGAGTCAGGCTACCTCACAGATCGGTGTGTCGAAGAAGGACAACAAGACTCCGGAAGACAGTCAACTGGCTGACACACAGGACTACATGCCGAACGTGATCAACTCGACGCGGCACTTCCTGGACAACGGTCTCCGTCGTATGGGTATTAAGCTCAAACCGGGTGGTACCGACATGCTGGCCAAGGCTTTCGTGGTTGACAAGATCAACCGTGGTGAGTACATCCCGACGAACGATCCAGTGACCGGTAGGGTGATCCTCGAAGCTGCTCCCGAGTTCAAGCGTCAATCGATGAACCTGCTGCGCACTGCAGAAGCTGTTGTCGGTGACACGACTCGTCGTCGCTCGAGCTCAACCCCGACTCATTCGGGTAGTGCTCTGTCGGCGGGTGGTCCTCAGATGACGGCCAACGCGGTCAACGCAAAAGGCTACAAGGCGAAGGCTGCCAACCTGACTAAGAACATCTTGGGCAGTGTCGCTCTCGTGTTCCGTCCGAAGGATCTGGAACGTAAGGCGAAGGAACTGGCTCTTGTCATGGATCCGAAGTATGTCGTCAAGACTGCCAAAGGTGAGTTCATGTACAGCAGCCATCCACTGGCGAAGCGTAACGGCATCGACGAAGGTGCGTACTTGTCTGCGAAGCACAAAGTGAAGGTTCCGAAGAACTTCAACAAAGACAGCGATCTTCACCGTGCAGAGTTCGGCAAGGTGCAGGATGCGGAAGCTCTCAAGATCATGGAACAGAAGAGGTCTGAAATCGAGTACTCGATGAAGTCCATTTCTCAGTCTCCGGGTCTGCGCTACAGCGAGTGGATTCACTCGAACAGCAACCAACGATTCTACCCGAACAACTTCGACACGGATTACATGGGCAGTAAGGCTGTCGTCCGTGACGTCATGGGTCTGGCGTACCAGGACACCGTCAAGGTGGACTACCTGTTCGATCCTCGCGGCGTGGCAATCATGCAACGGAAGGCTGATCACGTTCTCAGTGGTCCGGCCAACAAGATCCAAGCTGAACTGCAGAAGCTGACCCCGAACGAACTCGGTGCGATCGGTACTATGCACAACGCTGTGATGTTCTACTACACGGCGATCGACCAATCGACGATCCACAACGTGACGAAGCTCCCGGTGGCTGACGCTATCCGGCTGTACAGTCCGGCGATCGGTGAGAAGCTGGCAAGCCTCGGTGAGAAGTACAACGCTGCTTTGGCTGATCCGGGTGTAAACCCTGACGAAGAGATGATGAGCTTGTGGGTCGCAACTGAGAAGGGTGAAGCCCTGGGTACACTGAACCTATGGGATGACTTCTTCAAGGCGAAGGCTCTGTTTGACAAACCAGCCACGAGCAAGCACTCGATGGCGCTCACTCATCATGCATTCGACGACGGTAATCAGAACGGTATCTTCCTGCAGTCCCTGTTCTTCGGGATGAAGGATGCCAATGCTTCTTCCGACTCTCTGCTCCGTCTCTCTATGGCTAACCCCAATCAGAGTGACATGCGAGTGTTCGGCATGGACTCGATGGTTCACCAGCTGCAGAGCATCCTTCATGACAAGCCTGAAGAGGCCGATGCGTGGAGACAGTTCTGGGCTGCAGCCATTGCAGATCATCCGGACGGTATGCCCGGTGTTGCGAAGGACTTCTTCAAGAAGCCGCTGATGCAGAACTCCTACGGGAAGGATGCGTCCATGTTCAGTGATGTACTGCTCGAACTGATCGAGACCGACAAGCGTTACAGCGAGTTGGCACAGCAGTATCTCGTCGGGACCGGTATCTACTCTGACACGACCACGGCAGCCGATGTGCTGTCTGATGCAGTCGAAATGTCGCTGCGGCAGCTGATCGATAGCTCTTCTGTCAACATGATGAAGAACATTGGTCGGTTCTCTGCTATCCTGAACCAGCCTATCGTACTGGAAGGTATCACCGGTGATGACCTCGTCATCTCCCCGGTCGGTGCTGCTCCGGTCAACAAGGCTTCAGGCGGTACCACGAGTCAAGTGCTCGTCGAAGAGACTCTACCTGACGGTAAGAAGATCATGCTCAAGAAGCCTCAGTGGCAGACTGACACGTTAGTCAACCCGACTGACGGCAAGGAAATCGAGGTACCTACGGTGGCGCGTCAACTGATGCCTGCCGGTTCGAAGGGTACACAGTACTTCCTGAATCGCAAGACGATGAAGTACGACGAGTTCCACAATCCTCTCGGTATGTCGCTGGCCAGACAGTTCGCTGTTCTGACCATCCAGGCACTTGACGGTGATCTGGTGAAGTGGACTACGATCGAAGCGAACAAGGGTCGCAAGACTCCTCGCCCGGTCCTGTTCGTTCACGACTCGATCATCAGTACTCCGGGTCAATCTCTGGTCTACACGAACACGTACAACAACGTGGCCATCCCCGGTGCGGTCAACAAGATCGCCAAGATGGGGAAGAAGATCAAGGACTTCGTGACGCAAGCGAAGAACACGGAGATCGAGAAGGTTGCACGGCGTGGTGAACACGTCGGTATCGGCGCAGACGGCGACTACCCAGCTCTCGGTGCCCTGTTCGATGACTTCTATCAGAGAATCACGGACGGTGTGTATAAGGAACACTTCATTGCGATGGAGAAGACTCGTCAGGCTGGCCGCAAGGTGAAGACTGCGAATGATCCTCAGAAGAGGTTTGCTCAGGCGATCTCAGACAAGAAGGTCAAGTCTCCGGAAGAGAAGTGGTCCGAGTACCGTGCTCGTGTGGACGGTATCATCAAGGATGCACTGGCTGCTGGATGGGTTCCTGAGTCGGAGATGAATGCAAAGGTCGCAAGGCAACTTGCTGTGCCCGCGCAGAGCTTCCCGAAGCTGATCGATCTGGCCGGTCAACTGTTGAACATGTACGGTCCTACCGGCAAGTTCGATGTGTGGGCTGATGCCTTCGAGACCCGTGTGCAGAACGCGGACAAGCGGTTGATGTCGGCTACCAAGACCGGCGGCATCCGTCAGATGTCTTCGTCAGGCGGCAAGAAGGGTAAACCCTACAAGCCGGAACCCCTGAAGGACAAACCGCAAGATGTAGTTCGTCAGATCCCGCCGGAGCTCGCCCAAGTTCCGCTGGAGAAGATGTTCGACATGAACGAACCAATTCCGTTCTAAATTGAAAAGCCCCTTACCATTACGGTAGGGGGCTTCTCTTTTGCCTCAGAACTGGAA